GGGAGAAGATGGAGGGGATCCTTGAATCAATCTATTCAAAGCTTTGTATGTCCAAGCACGTCGTATTCTATTCATACCACCGTATTCTGCTTCAGCATCTTTAAATGATAATGGTTTATGAATACCATAAGAAGATGGTTCCCATAAATCAAAACGACATTTACGTCCTAGTATTGTTCTTATGAACCCCATTTTCTGTGCTCTACCCATCGTGCCTTCTGTCAATACTTTTACAAAAGGAACTGTAGAATGATATTGTTTAAAGATATCATCAACATCTTCTTTATCTAATCCTAATTGCGATCCAAGTTTACCTTTACCCATACCGTACATCATACCAAGATTAATTGTCTTGGCTTGTTTACGATCTATGCCTGCCATATCAGCAACAACTTGATGAAAATCAGTGTTTGGTTTATTATTATAATCATTTAATAATTTTTCTACAGAAGCAACATCCCATTTAGTTGACTCACTAACCAAGGCTCCATAATGTATAAGAAGACGAGGCTCTTGTTGTGAATAGTCAAAACATCCCCACTCCTCACCTTTTTCTGGCACAAAGATTTCTCTTATTTTAGGACCTATATCTTTATTACGAGCTGGTATCTGCTGCAAGTTAGGGTTTTGCATGCTTAATCTTCCTGATATTGTACCGCCTGTCTCTGAACGTAGCTGATTTACATCTGCATGTATGCGACCACGATAAGAATGTTTTAAAATAGAATCTATAAATGTTGTTCTTGCTTTATTTAACTCTCTTGCTTTTACTATATTCTGTGCGAACGGATTAGAATGCGTTGCTAAAAAGTTTTTATCAAAGCTCGGTAAACCTGTTGGTGTTCTGTTGTATCTTATTTTAAGTTTATCAAAAGCTTTTGCAATTGATAGTGGAGCAAGTATCTCCACCTCAAAACCACATGCTTTATATAAGCTAGATAATATCTTCTTCTCTGAATTCTCAAAATCTTTTTTAATACGTTCTGCTTTTTCTGTATCAATGCGCACTCCTTTCTTTTTCATAGCGAATAGAACATGAAACAATTCTGACTCTGTGTTAAAAATATTTAATAACTCCTCTTGAGTTATCTTTAGTTGTAATGCTTTCCATAACTTTAAAGTAACTGCAGCATCTTGTTCAGCGTAAGGACCAACATACATTGGTGGTAGTTTCCACATCTCACTCTTTGCATCTACACCCCACTCTTTTGCAGCTTCATACAATAAAGATTCTGATTTTGTTTCTCCAACATACTCTTTTGATAAATCTTTAAGAGAATAATTAAATCTATTTTCATTTACTAAAGGTGCAGCAATCATCGTATCTATTATTTTACCATGTACTTTTAATCCTAAAGCATCTAACCATCCAACATCATACATGGCATTGTGAAATATTTTATCACAAGGTAATTCTAAAATAGGTTTAAGTTGATTAAGAAAAACATTTTGATCAAAGTTACCACCGCCCTCATGTGCTATAGGATAGTATCCTTCCCATCCATCCACGGCCAACGCAACACCAATAACTCTTCCTTGTTTGGTAGCCCATCCAGGTCCTACACCATTTTTTATACCGTCATCTTTTGTTTCTAAATCAATAGCGATTTCTTTTGCTCCGCTAAAGTTAGGTACTGTTTCTGGTGGTACCCACTCACTAGGAGTTTGGAAAAGAGAAGGTTGTCTCACTTCGTTCGCTCATCTATTTCCCCTGCAATAGCTGCATAGGCCGCCAAGTCTACATAGCTGTCTGGTTTATGTGCATGCATTAGTCTAGCAACTTTAACTAAAGCCATACACATTGCTACATCATGGGGTGTTAATTTTTTGCGGAGGAAAATCGACCACAATGCAGCAATGTTCTCATGATTGGTAAGCTTATCGCCGTAGTCTTCTTGGCGATCACCTCCAACTAATTCTTTTGCTTGTTCTAAAATATTTTCACAGATCATAACATGTTTTCATTTATTATTTCTTGTTCTCTTTTTTTAATTGCAGACCCATCTTTAGCCTTTCTATTATTTTCTTTGTAAGATCCCCATTTTAAATTACATAATCTATAATCATATTTTTTATCATTTAAATGTAAAATAATTCTTTTTAATTTAGGATTATCATTTTTTAAAAAAGCTGATGCAATTAAAGAATGACAATTTATATGACTGTTTTTTCCATTTTCATATTTTACATACCAATAACGATAATCCGATCCATTACCCCATAAATTAGCTTTTAAAACGTTGTTTGTGTGATTGTTTATTAGCCAAGGAAATTCATCTTCCTTGTTAGGAAACAATAAATCTTTTTTTCCTGTAGAAAATAAAGTGTATCTTCCCTTTTCTACATTATATTTTTTTTCTAGTACGGGATTTAATATTTCCGAAACATCAATTGATTTTAAAATATTTTCACAGATCATAGTTCTGTAAACTCTCTGTTAGATTGGCTCTCAATAATGTGTAAAGATTTTTTTGCTCTTGTTGTAGCAACGTAAAACACTCTCCTCTCATCATCTCTTTTTTGCGCAAGACTTAAATCTGCCTTACGTGGTAAGTCCTTTAATACCATAACATGGTCTGCTTCGCCACCCTTAGATGCATGAATTGTAGATAATTTTATATTTTTCGATTTATTAAAGGATGATCTGCGCATTGCTGCATTGATATAACGTTGCATCGATTCTGGTATTCTATCTAATGCAATGTTCCATTCACTATTGATGTCAGCATTTAAACCATGACCAACGACCAACGATTCGTAATTATATTTAACTTCTTCACTCGCTGTCTTTATGGCTTCTTTATGACCATGTTCTATATTACCATTACCACTCATGTAATAATAAATATCTTGTGCTGCAAATACATCTATCTCGTTTCCTTCTTTTAAATTATTCCATCCTTGTATTGCTCTGATCATACGATCAGAAATAGAAGATCTATTTTTATATTCATAAAACAATCCCTGGTATTTTAAATCATCTGCTATTTGATCTAATACATAATTAGTTCTTGCTAAAATTAACCACGATCCATTTGTTAAATCTATTTGGTTATTGAATCGCATACGATGACGCTGCACTATTCCTTCTTCTTCTTTTGGATTCCAATCTTTTTGTACACGATCATTAACTTTACTAATCAAGTTATCAGCTACTTGGTGCACGGCTCTCGGCACTCGGTAAGACTGTGTTAGTATTTCTCTTTCCCCACCTATCAATCCTAATCTTTTTGTATCAGCACCAGCCCAATCAAATATAGCTTGGTCATCATCTCCTGCAATGTAAGCTCGTTTTGAATTACGAATAAGTATCTCTGCCATTTGCCATTGAATAAAACTAAGATCCTGTGCCTCATCAATAATTACAACTTCAAACCTAGGACAATTTTTTTGTTTATTAAATTCTACAATCATATCTGTAAAATTAAATTTACTATGTTTCTTTTTATATCGTTCTAAACCTTTATCTATTTGTTGTAGCTTTTCAAATCCCCCTTGAATATGCTCACCACTACGTATGAACTCATTTGATAGTGATACGTTTTTTATTTTTGCTTGATCAATTATTTTTAAATAAGGATCCTGTGGTAATGAAATACCTAACTCATCTACTGATTTATTCGGATTAATTAATTTAACTTGTAAGTAATCAGAAGCTGCCTTGTAATCATCATCATCCATAACATCAGCATTTTTTAATCCTAACATTAAGAATGCCATACTGTGTAGTGTACGAAAATACTTAAAACTTTTACGATCCAAACTAAATTTCTCCATTGCTCTCGTTACTGCCTCTCTTGCAGCTTTTTTTGTAAAAGCAAAATATCCTATTCGATCTGGTGGAGTTCCTTTTTGTAATTCTGATTCAACAATACTAAGAAGATGTGTTGTCTTCCCGGTACCTGGTGGACCAAAAACTATTTTAATTTTCTGACTTTGACTGTCTTGTAATATCATCTTGTAATAACATTAAGTTTAATTTTATCATTTTTAAATCATCCACTAATATTCTTTTTGTTAGCTTCATGTTTCTACTCTCGGCTTTAGCTACGAGTTTCGCAGCTATACCTAAAGTTTCTTTAATTAGTTTTTCCATTCATCACCTCTAAAATTGTTTTCCCTATATAGTAAGGTATCTGTGGTACCAAACTATTGCCTAATGATTTAAGTCGGTCCACCCTTTTGGGTATCCCATGAGCCACTCTACCCATGTTGGGTTCAGACTCCCACCACCCTTGACCCACTGTTCTTTGTCCTTCTTCGCTACTCTCACGGGAAGAATTGAATCTCGGTGTGAATTGATTACGGCTTTGCCACTGTCTTTGTAATCTCTCGTCGTTGGTGTTGGCCACATCAACTTCGGATGTGCTACTTGATCGTTCAAACTGATTGGCATTTTCTTTTCTAGTTTCATTTTCATTCTCTCCTCGGAGCTCGGCCCTCGGCCACTGTGAGCGTCTGGAGTGCGCCAATATCCAGATTCTTTCTCTTTGGTGGTTGGCACCGATGCTCGAAGCTGAAATACTAAACGGCCTAACGGAGTAGTCTTCACTCTCCAAGTCCTCGATAACGGTGTCGAGACCGAGTTTAATGTGTCCACTAACATTTTCTCCAATAACCCAAGTTGGTCTGAGTTCTTTGACAAGTCTAAAATACTCTGGCCAGAGGTGTCTCGGATCTTGCTCACCTTTTTGGCGACCTGCGATGGAGAAAGGTTGGCAAGGGTATCCTCCTGTGATGATGTCGATGGAATCAATTCCATCTGCTTTAAGTCTTTCATAATTCAACTCCTTTATATCTTCATATTGTTTAACATGAGGCCAATGCTTTTGCAGCACTTGTCTTGGATATTTTTCAATGTCACAAAATGCTTTTGTTTCAAAACCTCCAGTGGCTTCAAGTCCTAGACTGAAGCCACCGATACCACTAAATAAATCTAAGTGTTGTAATTTCATATACCAATTTTAATATTGTGTTTACGATAGAACTCTACAAGTTTCTTGTGAGCCTCACTTGGATTTTTATTTTTCATGTTAGTATAGATTGTTACCTTTTCTTTTCCATAAAATGGATTCTTAGGATCATCTATTTTTTTAATTATTTTCTTTTTCATTCTCACTCCTTTGTTTAAAATGATATCTCATTAGATCCCGCATTGTTATTAAAGTCAAGAAGTTTTTTAGAAGGGTAAAGTTTCATCCTCATCCGAACTATCTTCTTTTGGTAATGGCAGCGAAT